AATGAGTGTATTTTGAAATGGGGGGCGAAATGGGGGGCGAAATGGGGGGCGAAATAAATAAAAAAAATACATTATAAATAACCGTATAAGTATGAAAAATAGCACCGTAAAGCCAAAAAAAACATGATCAAACACCCGATAATACAATTTTATAACGATAGAATTAATAAAATAATTGTATAATAATTTGATTGTTAAATATATATAGATGAATTTATGATGTTTTCCACTATAAATTTGCCATGAGATGTACAATATGTTTTACCAAAATATTTACTTGATACGGTTAAAAGAATAATATTCGTAATATCTTATCTCTAAAAATTAATTATGAATCTGAAACCACAGAAGGATTTGGATGAGGGTTGCTTTTATTTTTTGTATCTTTTTTCAGCTTTTCTTTTTCTAATTTTAATACTGCGTTCTCTGCGGATAATTCTTTTACTTCTTTTATCAATTTGTCAACCGTTGAATCTATAGTTTGATTCGAGATTGTGTCTGGCGCAACTGTATTAGATTTGAGCATCTCACCTTTTCCTGTAAAAAGCCAATTAGCATCTAAATCCTGATAAGTATGTAGAATTTTTGATATACTATCTTGAGAGAGCGCACCTCTTTTCCTTCCCTTACCTATAAGTCCATTAGATATGCCAGTTTCAACGGTAATTTTATTATCGTTTAATCCTTTATATTTCATGAACATATCTAACCGGCTAAAAAAATCTATCATTTTTTCTATATTTTGTTTGATATATAGAAATATTACTATATCTTTGCGATACCTTTCATTTGTGAAAGTTCACAAAAGTAGAGAAATAAATCAATATGGAAGAAAAAAAGCAAAAAATATTAGTACCCGATGGTGTAAGGACTCAATTAAGAGATTTATTCAAAACGTCTTATCCAACTGTTCGAAGTGCGCTGAACGGGGAAACTAATAGCGAGTTAGCCCAAAAAATACGCCACACGGCAATCGAGAGATTTGGAGGCGTGGAAATAGATATTAGAGTTTTAAAAATTAAAAAGTTGGTGTAAATGAAAGCTTATTTTATCCTTATTAACTGGATACTCAGCTTTATGGCTTTGAGTATTGACACTGAAGAGAGCAGATTCCTGGCTGTAATGATTGTATTTGCGTGGTTTGCGGTATCCTCGATCCTGCTTATACAAGCGCAACGTCGCGGTGATTTTCGTAAAATTGAAAAACGATTTAAAATTGATGAGTTATGAAAAACGAAACTACAAACATGAGCGTATTTATGCAGATGCATAACGGAATAAGGTCAAACGAAGGATCTTTTTACAAAGGTTTGCAAAAGTTATTCTACTTGGCAGGCATATCAAACAGGCGCAAGCTCGTAGCCGCTTTTCCGGAATTCTTTGGAGATGAGGTTCCTGAATTTGGGATATACGCGGTTAAAAGTGATAGAAACGTGTTTATTCAGAGTGGATTATCCGATAAGAAAATGAATATACACCTTCATCTAAAAGATGTAACCCCGCAAAACCTTGAAGAATCATTGAGACATAGTGAAGAGACGATAAGCAGGTTATATCTCTTGACACATGGAATGACACAAAAACATCAGGATAATACTCAACTGGAAAATAATGGTCAACCATGTGCTTTTCGCTTTCTTCTACAGTTTCAGAAATACGACATTGAAGTTTTATCCTCTCAATCTCGTGAAGCATCAACCGACGTAAACGATCTATATGATCGCCTTTAGGATTACCGTTGCATCTAAAGGTTAATTCAGCTTTAAACATCATTACAATTACTATTTAAAAGGTTAGGCAAAACAAAGGTAATGATTTTTCCCAATCGGCAAACTCCGGGGTTCGAGTCCCCGGCGGGAGCAAACCCACTTAATATACCCGATGTCGGAAGGAGTAGCGAGGGTGACTCGGCTGGTGGGCAACCGGAAACCGGCCTGATGAAGATGAAGATTGATGATTGAGAGTTAAGGGTTGCCGTGAAACTTCCTATCCCGCGAAGGCGGGAATTAAGCAAGCGAAGACACTCTGGATAGACAGAGGGATTTCCCGGATGGCATACACACCAGGTCCGAGTCCTGGGCGGGAGCAAAATAAAACAAATGGAGTACTATAACAACATACTTTGCGTGGAGGCGAGATGGCTGGTTGACAACAACATCATGACATACCACCAGTACAAGTACCTGGCAAAAACGAGGCAGATTCACGTGGCCAGACCTGGATGCAGGAATACCCCTGCGTTGGTATCGTATGACAGTATTCCGGACCGGATTAAGCCGGCAATAAAAAATGCGCTTGGTTGCGATCCGTACGAGTCGGCTAAAGTATCTCAAGTTGAGTCCCGCATAGAACATGATGCGGAGATAAGCAAGTTCTTCGAGGAAATATACCGTCTGACAGATGGAAGAAGACTGCCGAAGGAGACCAGGGCAGAGTATTACGCAAATGCAATTGTGCTGGAGGCGATTGGCAGGCTACTGGCAGACAAAAAGGCATACAAGCGAGCAAGAAGCGGACGAGTGACGCATAACTGGCAGGAGATTACAGAAGGTGTTCAAGATCTCGACAGAACCAAATACCCGCATACTTTGCCGGGAAACCCAAGAAGGCTTGAGGATCGGTTTAAAAGGTATAAAAAAGAGGGACTTGAAAGCTTGATACATAAAAACTTTATGAATAAGCATGCGGCAAGCGTGACGGATGAGGTACAGGAGAGTTATCTGATTGAATTCATCGGATCACCCAACAACCTTGACAATTCGCAGATTTCCCACCTATACAACATGCTTGCCGGACAAATGGGATGGCGGCAGATCACACCGGCAACGGTTGGAAATTATCGGGAAAAACACTTTGCGACCACTTATGCCGGCCGTCGCGGATCCGTCGCTTTTTCGAATAAACTGGCCATGCAGGTTAAGCGATCCGCTCCGACGTCCCCCTTGCTTCACTGGTCTCTTGACGGATGGGATGTTGAACTTTTATACCAGAAAACAGAGGACGGAAAAACCACCTATCACCATCGTCCAACGGTGGTGGTGGTATTAGACACATGTCTGAAGTATCCGGTAGGCTACGCTGTCGGGACTCATGAGACGCCGGAGCTGATCCAGGCCGCATTGAGGAACGCGGCAAAACACACGGAGCAGCTTTTTGGTAAAATGTACAAATCACATCAGATACAGAGCGACCACTACTCAATTAAAAAGCTAATGCCGTACTATGAAACAATGGCTGGCAAGGTGACTCCTGCTCGCGTTAAAAATGCAAAGGCAAAACCAGTGGAACCTTATTTTGGGCAAATAAATAAAAAGTGGTGCCAGATGATGGCAAACTGGAGTGGATTTGGCATAACAAGTGACCGGGAAAAACAGCCAAATGCGGAGTACTTGAATAAATATAAATCGGCTTTTCCTGATTTTGATGGTGTATACAAGCAGGTTGAAATGATCATTTCACGCGAGCGGGATGAAAAAATTGATCGATACATGGAATTATGGCAAGGTATGGATGATAGCCGTAAAATAGAATTATCCGCTGAAAGCTATTTGCTTCAATTTGGAGAAACAACCGGCCGGACGATACTTATGCAACATAGCGGCTTGCAGCCAACCATATTGGGGCAGCGAAGGGTATACGACTGTTTTGACATCTCCTTCCGTGACCATACCTCAACGAAATGGACGGTTAAATATGATCCTGATGATTTAAGCTTTGTCCTTGCGGTAAATAAAGATGAGACACTTCGTTACATCATGGAGGAAAAATACATACAACCGATGGCATTGGCGGACCGTAAGGAGGGAGATGCGGAGCAGCTGGCACGAGTCAGGCAGTTTAACCGGCTTCAAGAGGAGGTTGTCACGGAGCGGAGATCAATATCTGGGAATATCGTTCGCGAGCATATGAGAGAGACAAATCTAATCGAGGATGAAACGCTGCGACGCCTCTTGATCACGGATAGCAGGGGGCAGCACAAAGATGTGAAGAATATTGCCAGAACGGGAATCAAGGTTAAGTCTATCGATGTGGATAATACTGACACAGTTGAAGAAAAAAATGTTTTTGAAAGATATTAAAATTTAATGTAATGAAAAAGAAAAGCTTAGACAAAAATGGTATTACAATGCGCTTGCGGGATTACTGCGATCGCTACGAAAGTCAAAACAAGGCTGCCGCATCGTTAAAAGGTGTAAGCTCAGCGACTATATCCCAAATGCTTAATGGCAACTGGGACTTGATTAAAGATGAGATGTGGCGTAATGTTGGCGCCCAGATTGGTTATTCTTCCGATAGGTGGGCGACTGTCAGAACGCGTAATTTTGAGGATTTGCAAACAATATACAACGACGCGCAGGAAAATAGCCTTGTGTTGGCGGTTATTGGCGAAGCGGGCGGAGGAAAGACGTTTGCCGCAAAACATTATACGGAAGTAAACCGCAGATCCTATCTCCTGTGCTGCAATGAATATTGGAACAGGAAGTTATTCCTTACTGAATTGCTTGGAATCCTGGGCAGGGATAACGCTGGATATACAGTGGGAGAAATGATGCATGAGGTCGTATCCGTATTGAAGAAGATGGAATCCCCCCTGTTAATTCTTGATGAGGCCGATAAACTGAGCGATCAGGTTTTATATTTTTTCATTACACTTTATAATCAACTGGAAGATGAGTGCGGTATCGTTCTGCAGGCGACCAGTCACCTCGAGAAGAGGTTGAAGCGCGGAATTAAACTCAACAAGAAGGGCTACAATGAGATTTGGAGTCGAGTTGGACGAAAATGCGTGAATTTGACTGGATTGTCTGCAGACGATATCGCCTCTGTTTGTGAAGCGAATGGTGTATCTGATCAGCGGGAGATTGATCGAATAATTGATGACAGCGAAAGCGACTTGAGGCGTGTCAAGCGTCGCATACACGCAAGCAGGAAAAGAGTTGCCTAAACGTATTAAATTGTAATTAAATGGCAATAAAAAGGGCATTGACGCTGCAGAACATAGCAGACGCGGTAGTGAAAAAGTTTGAATTTGTCGGGGAATGGCGTTTGGCTTTTGGCACTCCTGAGCGAACGGGCGTATGGTATGTTTTCGGCGGCAGCGGATCGGGTAAAACATCATTTGTACTGATGATGATAAAGTGTCTTGCGGCCTTCGGGAAGGTGCTTTTTGTGAGCTATGAAGAGGGAGAGATCAGCGCGTCCCTGCAGGATGGAATTGAGAGGCTTGGGTTGCTCGAGAGAAAGAACGACGTTCTTGTGTGTACCGACAATCTGGAAGAATTGAGAGAGAGGCTTGAGAGAAGTAGGAGTTCGGATATCGTGATAATTGATAGTCTTGAATATTCTGAATTCACTTCAATTAAACAGATTAAGGAATTTTCTGACAGGTTTCCCGGTAAACTTTTTGTGATTATCGGACAAGCAGAGGGAGAGAGACCCAGGTCAGAACTCGGGAAAAGTGTTCTGTTTTATGCGAAACAGAAGATATATGTAGAAGGCTACCGTGCTTTTTCTCGCGGCCGCTCATTCGGTGAGCAGGGCTATTTAACGATATGGCACAAGGGAGCGGAAGAATATTGGAGTTACAAGTGATTTATTTTATTGACATGACGGCATTATTAATGGATCAACAACAAAAACTGCTTCTGAAGAAGTTTCACACCTTGTGTGGAAAAGCAGGCATAGGAGAAGATGAAAAGCGTGAGATTATCGCTGCATATGGAGTTACCAGCAGTAAGGAGTTGAGCGCAAGGGATCTCCTTGATATATGTGGCCGGATCGACAAGATGCTACGGCCAGATGCGCATGAATTAGACAAGTGGAGAAAGAGGTTGATAGCCTCTATTTTCGCCTGGCGCAAAGCAATGGGTAACGTGACTGATATGAATGAGGTGAAAGCAATCGCATGTCGCGGAGCGCAGGTAGAGTCTTTTAACGATATTCCCCTCGAAAGGCTCCGGTCACTTTACTACGCTTTTGGAAAAAAGACGAAAGATCTTGATTTTGTAGATCATCTCACAGCAGAGGAGTTGAGCTATATTACGCTGGTAAATTAATTTTATAAGGGAGGTCATGGCTTACTGTAACAAATTTTTTTTAACAAGAGTCTTGGAAGCACAGCTATTGGTTAGGCGCGTACAGAAAGATCACCCAGGCCTCCCAATGACTGAAATTTATCGACAGTACATCCGAGATACATACCACATAAGTAATTCAACTTTTAATCGCTGGATGGGCATACCCGCAGCGAGAGAATTGAGAAAAATTGAGGATTTGGAGGGCGTTATGTCTTATAATAAAAGCTATTTTTTCAAACGGGTGTTAGAGGCACAGTTGTTGGTTCGGAGGGTTCAAAACGAGCACAGAGGCCTTCCAATGACTGAGATTTACAAACAATACGTTCGTGACCGCTTCCATATCAGCAAATCGACATTCGATCGCTGGATGGAATGCCCGGCCGCGCGCGAGTTAAGCAAAATTGATAAGGAGGAGGAGGTATGAATACAGCACAAGAAACACTTTTCCCGGAACTCAGTGTGATCAGGGGCAGAAAAGGGCAGAAAAGAGATCCGGTCGGCCGGTATGATACCAGGGATAGATTTGAAGCCTACGAACGCAAAATTGAACGCCTGAAAGGCACGATCAAGTATCTGCTGAGTATATCATCCGTACATGCTGATGCGATCCGTAAGCGCGACGAGGAGATAAGGGAATTGAAGTTTCAGTTGAGTAGAAGAAATAGCATTGAGGAATAAAAGCCCTGGGCGGCATTATAAAACCCATTAGAATCATGAAAGTAAGAGCAAAGTTTTATTGTCTGTCAATCACAGATTACCCAGAAACAGAAACAAAAATGGTGGATTTATGGCCGGTAATTGATGGCAGTGCAGAGAACAGGTCATTTTCGAAGTACACTCCTTCAGGGAGGTTAACGTTAAATATCAGTAATGATACGCCTGCTTCTGAGTCGTTTGAAGAAGGTAAGGAGTATTACATTGATATTTCACCAGCTGAGTAAAATCTACTCACCCGTACATGGTTGAGAATGTCACATATCGAAAGAAGAGTGATCAAAAACCTAAATGCGGGTGAGTTTAAAATTAATTCTAAAAAACATTCAAATATTAGAATAATATGGAAATAGAAACAATAAAGAAACTTTCAGGGGAAATACATAATTGGGCTATTGGCAAGGGGTTCTGGGAAGGTGAACATTCGGATGAGGAAAAGATGGTATTGGTTATAACAGAACTGTCTGAGGCGGTTGAAGCTGATAGAAGGAATAAACATGCTAAACTGGAAAGATTTGAAAATTTTGTAAAAAATTCAAGAATTATTAATGGCGCGCATACAGACAGTGGGGTAACTCCTGAAGATTCATGGATAGTTAAATTTAAAGAAACTATTAAAGATTCTGTTGAGGATGAACTGGCAGATGCTTACATCAGGTTGCTCGATTTGGGTAAGGCACGAAAAATAGTTTTTGACGACTATTCATATGATTGGGGTGCAATGGAATTGAGGGCAGACAAACGGTTTAAAGAAAGCTCATTCGCTGAAATAATATATGCGACAATGGCTCCAATTTTTGCTGACAATCCCATTGAAACAGTAATTAATCAGACAATGATAAGCATTGTTTGGGTATGCGAACACTATGGGATTGATCTTGAGAAGCACATCAGGCTGAAAATGGAGTACAATAAATCACGTGAAAGGATGCACGGTAAAAAGTATTAATTATGACAACAGCAGACATTAAAAGACTCGGACTCATTTTGGCTGTACAGGCTGAAATCGAAGGAATGAAAGCAGAGAATAAACAAAGAGAAAGACACGACTACTCTATGGCTTATAGCAATTCGGATTTTTTCGATCAAGCAGAAAAAATACGGGAAATTGTAAACAAACACGACGACCAGCTATGAAATCACCAGAAGATTATATCAAAAAATACTATCCGTATCAGGAAGAAATGGATGAAGAAGAGATATCGCAGTTGAAATTCATGATTGAAGTTGCTCAAAAAGAAGCCTACAATCAGGCAATTGAAGATGCCGCCGAAGAGGTTAGAGATGAAATATTGGACTGGGAAGATTTTCATGATTTTAGTGCTGGTGTTAAAACTATTTCAAATCCAGAAAAAAAATCAATTTTAAGACTAAAGCTATGAAAACAGAACCGACAGAAGCATTAAAATCGCTTAGCAACCTTATGATGGAGGACGAACCTTCATTTATAAGTGATGAAACAGCATACAATTTGATTCACAAAGCATTCGCAGAGGGACAATCCAATCCTAAAATAAAGCAGCTGGAGTGGGATGTGTACGATAATGAATGGGAAGCAGAGAGCCCAATTGGAACATACGTTATCGAGCAAATAGATACTCGATTTAGAACATATTTCATCAGCGGAGTATTAGTTCATAGGGATTGTCTTGAAGAAGCCAAAAAAGCAGCACAAGAAAATTTTAACAACGCAGTAAAAGAGTGTTTGATATGAGATTAAAAATAACATACAATAAGATGAAAAATAAAGAATTCAACAGGAGAGGGTTCTGGCGCAGGCTAATCGCGTTTCCATTTGTGTTCGCATTGATATTGATCATGAACATCATATCTGTGCTAAACAGGGCGTGGCACTTTTTGAGATATGGTGGCGAATTCGTGAATTTTGAAGAGAATGAGAGGGAGACCATATCTGGAATATATGAAATGCTGAAAGAAATCATAGAAAACCAACAAAAAAATGAAAACGATTGAAGAAAAAGTCTTGACGCACAATATTATTAACAATTAAATAACTGATTTTATGGCAAAGAGAGCAAAAAAAGTAATCTACAGTGGAATTACGAGTGAAAAAATGGAAATGGCAATTGCCGAGTATGCTAAAGCTGATGCAAAGCTGGCAAAGATCAATGCAGGGATGGATGAGCAGTTTACACGGATACGTGAGAAGTACCAGGATGAGATCTCTACACTCACGGAAGTGAAGGAAGCTAACTTCGAGATTGTCCAGGCATTCGCTCAGGAAAACCGTGACGAACTTTTTTCAAAAAAGAAAAGCATGGAAAGCACGCACGGAACATTCGGATTTCGCACCGGGACTCCAAAACTGAAAACGCTGAAGGGCTTCACCTGGGCATCAGCCCTGGAGCTGATTAAGGTGTTTCTACCAAGCTACGTTCGAAAAGCTGAAGATCCGGCAAAGGATAAACTCCTGGCTGACCGTGAGATTAAAGAGGTTGCCGAAAACCTGTCAAAATGTGGTATCGAGGTGGTACAGGATGAAACGTTCTTCATCGAGTTGAAGAAAGAGGAACAGGAAGTTGTATGAAACAGCATC